CCGCCGGCGTCGTCAAACCCGCCGTCGCCGCTGTCGCCGAGGGTGTCAGGGTCGGGCATGATCGGCTCCCATCCTGCGGGCAGGCCGCCGCCGCTGTCCCACACCTCGCCGCGCACGAACACACCCTGCCGGTGCAGCACGAGCCCGGCGGGCGCCCGGCCGTGCACGATCGCGTTGGTGACGAGCTCAGAGACGACCAACAGCAGGTCGTCCCGCGCCTCCCCCGTGATCCCCCATTTGTCCAGCACCGCGGCCGCGAAGTCACGCGCCGCGGCCGGCTGCCCCCGATCGCCGCTGGTGATGTCCAGGGTCGCCGTGTCCGATCCGGCGCCCCGCTGCTGTCCTGTGGTCATAGGTGCCTCGGGGATGGAAAGGCCGCGGCAGCGAGGCAAGGACATCACGGAAGGGAAACGCGATGAGAAGCGGCAAGCGACGCTGCCGCGGCCGGCCTAGTTACGCCCTGACGGGGAACAGTCTCAAGATCTCGTCCACGATCTGCTCAGGGTCGGCGTTGAGCGGACGAGCGATCGGAAGCCCACCTGGCGGGCGCCAGGTGATCTTCTCGGCTACCCAGATTTCCGGCGCGATATAAGCCTGTTTCGGGTCGGTCCGCATTTTGGGGGTGATCGCCGCCACCTCGGGCGGGATGTTCGGGCTCAGGCTCTCATTCGGGCTCAAAATCCGCATATCGGCGTACAGCCCGCGCCGAACCAGCGCCTTGTACAGGGCGAACGCCGCGGTGGCCTGCGGTGACAATTCCCGCGGCGGTAAATGGGGTGGTGGACACCCCTGCGCCGGGGACACGTATCCCGGGTGGTGGTGGTGTGCTTGCCGCATGTGCGTCACCGTAGCAAGCACACCACCACCCGGTCATTGGCAGTTTCGGCCGCGGCCCGCCCCAGGTGACAATGAGCGTAATCACCCAAGGTGACAGGGCGGGGTGATTTCTAGTTGAGGCTCGCCCTCCCCGCGTTCAGCCGCTCCGAAAGCCACCGCATCGGCGGGGTGTAGGTGCGGCGCGTGGCGGTGATCCGGGCGAGCGCGTCGTGCGCCCACTGCTGGTTCTCCAGCCATTCGCCGGCCTCCTCGGCGATGGTCCACATCCGCGCGGCGGCCTCCTCGGCGCGGCCGAGCATCGCCAGGGCGTGCACCATGTCCAGGTCGTGGCGGCGCCGGGACGCGGCCCGCGGGTACAGCAGGTCGTTCCGCGGGATCGTCCGCGCGATGGACAGCGCCGTGTCCGGCTTGTCCTGGAGCACCGCGGTCTCGGCGCGGATCATCGCCACCGTCCACGGCCCGTAAGTGCGTGTCGTGGCCGGGTCCGGGGGGATCTCCCTGCCGAGGTAGGTGGCGACGGCGTTAGCGAGGTTGAGCGCGTCCTCCGCCTCACCGGGCCGGTTGTCCCGCAGGGCGGATTCGCTGACCCGCAGCAGCAGCCGGCCCCACACCGCAAGTTCGCGCACCCCGGCGCGGGACAGGCGCGGCTCGATGTCGTCGGCCCACCTGACGGCGAGCGTGCTCGCCTCGTTCAGCTTGCCCTGCCGCAGGTAGGACCAGATCAGCGTATCGACGGCGTTGGCCGCGTCCTGCGGGTTCACCGCCGAGTCGATCGCGACCTGTAGGGCGGCCTCCCCCAGGTCGAACCGGCGGGTTTGGATCAGCGCGTAGCCGGCGATGCCGTACACGCGGGAGCGGAGTTCGCGGGCGGCACCGTTGAGCTGGTCGACGTCCCGGATCAGCCCGGGGAGGATGCGCGCCATCTCCGCGTACCGGTTGTCCGCAAGCAGCGGTTTGAGCGAGTCATGTACGGCCGCGACGCTGTCGAGCGTGGGCGGCTCGTCCGGCTCGTCGTAGGTGCCGGCCAGGGCGTGGGCCGTCGCCTCCCACACCTCGGGGCGGACGGTCCACGTGGGCTCGCCGGAGCGGCCGGCGCCGATCAGCTTGGTGGTGTGGATCCTCAGGGCCTCCGCTATCTTCCGGACGGTTTCCATGCGGGGGTTCAACTGGCCCTGCTCGATCTTGCGGATCGTGCTGACCGACACGTTTGCCCGCTGGGCGAGTTCTTCTTGCGTGAAACCTCTGGTTTTGCGCCAGTGAGCCAGGTTCGCGGCCAGGTCGGCGACTACCTTTTCGACCACCTTTCGCCTCCCGGGGGTTTTCTACTGCGGGGGTCGGTTTCTATGGGGAGCGTACCCACGGGGTGTCAAGGCCACGCGAGGCTTTTTCACGCGAGGGTTTGTTACGTTCAGGACACGCCGGGGCGGCGGGAGTGGATCGGGTAATACGTGTTACCTATCATGTGCGTCATGAGCGTACGCCGTCGCCGCCCAGGACGCGGCCACACCCAGGCCAAACGACCGGGGCCGCCCAAGCTGTGGGGTGAGCCTACGGTCCAGGTGTCCTGCAAATGGCCGGAAGGGCTCAAGGACCACCTGGAGAACCTCGCCTATTCGGACGGCAGGTCGGTGAGCGCGCTCACCGTACTCGCCGTGGCCCAGACGTACGGTTACCCGTTGCCCCGCAACCCGTACGAGGACACTGACGACACCACCGCAGAGCAGCTCACCTTGAAGGTTGAGGAGGGTGCCGCCGCGTAACCCGAACGTGCCGCCGCCCCCGCACCGGGCGGCAAAACCCCTAGAAATGCCTAGGGTCCCCGCGCTGGATTGAGTTGGCAAGCACACCCTGCGCGAGGACCCTGTAGGAGCCCGGCCCGGCGCCGCTGTTGCGTTTGCCCCGCTGGCGGTGCCGGACCGGCCTGAGCCATACGGGAGCCATCATACGTCACCGGTCCCCGGCGGGACCAGTCATGCCCTATAAGCCCGGTTTTTCGGGCTTGCCCTCGTTCGGGTCCCGCCGCATTCAAGTCCTTTCCGCCGTCCCCGAGGGTGCGCGCCGCGCACCGGGACAGGCCGCATGGGTCCGCGCCGTGCAGGCCCACCCCGCCACCGCGGCCCTGCGCGCCGACGCGCACGACCACCTCATGGCCGTCGTGTGGGTGCTCGCCCGGCACGCGTGCTGGACCCACCTGACCACGCGGCCGACGTGGGCGCGAGTTTGCGCCCTCACCGGCCTGTCCCGCGCCACCGTCGCCCGCTGGATCGCGTGGCTACGCCGCGCCGGCCTGCTCGGCGTCGTGGAGCCCGGGTCGACCCCCCGCTTCCGCGGCCGTCTCGACACGGACGGGGGGAACCGCGCCGCCGAATACGTCCTCACCATCCCCGCCGTGGCGGACGCGGGTGGGCGTGTGGGCGGATCTGAGACCCCAACCCCGGAACCCCCCAAGGAGGGTTCCAATCGCCCCGCACGCGCGCGTACGCGGCGCGAACCCCCGCCCACCGCTCGGAACGGGCAGGGCACGTGGTGGCCGATGCACGTAACGCCGGGCAGCAAGAGGGAGGCCCTACAGGCCGCGGGGGCGCTGCGGGGGGTGTCGCTCGAGCTTCGCCGTCTGTCGGCGCGGCACGTCCGCTCGCTGGTGCGGCCGCTTTTCGCCGCCGGGTGGACCCCGGCCGACGTGCTCTACGCCATCGACCACCGCCCCGACGGCACGCCGTGGCCCTACGCGGGCACGGCGCGGCACGTCCCCGGGTGGGTGCGGTTCCGGCTCGCGCCGTGGTGGGTGGGGGATCGGCCCGCCCTGTCGCGGTCGCAGATGCTCGCGGCCGCGGCCGAGCGGGTGCGTGCGGAGCAGCGGGAGCGTGCCGCCGAGCGTGCTCGTCTCGAGGCGCGGCGCGCGGCCGATCCCGCGCGGCACGCGGCCGCGGCGCGGGCGTTGCTCGCGGCCGCCTCACGGTCTGCGGCCCGGGTGATCGCCGCGCGGCGGGGGGCGGCGTGACGGGCTCAGCCTCGGCGGCGCGTGCGAGGCGGCCGGGCGGGGCCGGCGGCCGTGTCGTCCGCGGTGTACAGGTAGCGGAAGAACCGGTCGCCGCCGCCGCGGGGAGGCCGGTCGCCCGAGTCGCTGACGATGTCGAACAGGGTGGCCAGACGCTCCACCGCGGCCGCGTTCTCTTCGCGGGTGCCGTACAACCTGATCTGCACCGATGCCCTCCCGTGGGGTGTCCGCCTGGTGTGTGGGCAGGGTATCGGCGGCTGGGCCGGGGTGTGTCGCCGGTTGATCCGGCCTGCCCGAAACCACGTATTTCGGTTCGGGTAGCGTCCTGTTTACGGGCATCAGGAATGGCGGTGGCGTGGTGGAGCCGATCGATGCTCTCCGGGTGCTGACCAGGCTGTACGCGACCGGGGTGGACCGTGAGGTGTGGGAGAGCGACGGCGTTGTCATGCCCATGCATGAGCTGCTGGACGCCCTGTTTGCCGACCATGACCCGCCCGCGATAGCGGTCCGGGCGGCGCTCGCTCTGCGGCCGATCCTGGACCTTGAGGCGATCCGCGCCGACACCGCGATCGTGTTCCTGGCGCGGCAGGCCGGTATCCCGTGGGGGCGGGTCGGCGCGACGGTGGGTGTGTCCAAGCAGGCCGCGCAGCAGTCATACGTCAGGCGGTCGGCGATCCGGCAAGAGGTGGTGCCGCCGCCGGACGCGCCGGACCGTGCGTGGCTGTGCGAGAGGAGCCGGTGGGAGCACCTGCGGAACGCGGTGTGGGTGATCCTGTGGCACACGCGGGACCTGCGCACCCTGTCCGCCGAGGTGGCCAAGGCGGTGTACTGGCTGCGTCTGGCCGACCTGAACGGTGACGAGCAACAGGTGCTGGACCGTGCCCGGGACCTGGTGGCGGCTGTGCGCGCCTACGAGGAGCGGGCCGGCCGCCCGCTCGATGATGTGCTGTCGCCGACGTCGCTCAACGGGATCAGGCGGCTGATGCGCCTGGTGGAGTCGGCTGATCGCGCCCGTGGGCAGGGGGGTTGAGCGTGGCGAGACGTTAGCCGCGCGGCGTGCTGTAGTGCCCTGGCCTGATCAGCCGACTCGCCAGGGTGAAACAGCGATGTATACTTATTGGCGTAAGTGTTGGTGTGTGCGGACCCACACCATCCACGCCTGGAGACACCATGCCCATCGATCTGACCGTGCCTCTCGACGACGACACCGCCACGGCCGTCTACGCCTACGTGCTCACCACCCCGCACGGCTCGTGCGCCGGGTGGACACACGACTGCCGTGACCCCCGGATCGTGTGCGCCTGCGGCGCCACCATCCCCATGTCCGGCACCCTGCCCGTGCCCGGCACCTTGCCCTTCGTCATCCTCTGAGAGGCCTCATGAACATCGCCGCTATCGCGGCGCGCGCCGCGCACCTTGACCGCGTCTACGAATTCGCCCGAATCATCGTCGACGCCGGATACCTCGATGCCCCGCCCTGGAAGCGCCGCCTGATCATGGAGGAAGCGTGCGTGAGGGTGGGCGTTTGCCGGCGGACCGCCGAGCGGTACCGCTCCTACCTCACCCGGCACGGCTTCCAGGTGGACGTTCCCAGTGTCCCGCTCACCGTGCCGCTGCGGCCGCTCGTCCTGCACCGGGCGACCCGCACGGTGGCGGAGTACGCCGAGCGTGATGATCGCGTCCGTTCCCCCGTCTGCGTCACCGTCCGCAGGCACACCACGCCCACCGGGAAACCCGACGTCGCGTACACCGCGGTGGTGTCCCTGCCGAGCGTGAACTGCCGGGACCTGGTGTTCACCCGCCACTACCGTCCGCGGGACTGGGCGTGGCCTCCCCGCCCAAAGGCGCTCGCCCGGCACGTCAACGCCGCGGTGAAAACCCACCTGGCGAAGGATCACGATGGCACCCCGTGCGCCTGAGGCCGAGGAGCTCGCCCGCGAGGAGCGCGCGGGTGAGCTCCTCACCCTCGCCGCCCGCCTCGCCTGCACCGTCCGCGACGACGGCGCGGACGCCGCGGCCGCGCTCCTGGCAGGGCTTGACCGGCGCGCCCTGGTCGAACTCGCGGTCGTCATGGCCGCCCTGATCCCGGACGACCGCACATTCCCCGAACTGCTTGCCTGGCTCGGAACCGGTTGGGTGCCGGACGCCGGCACGCTCCCCGCGCAACTGCTGCCGTTCGCCACCGGCAAGTACCGGCGCACAGCGGTCTACCTCCGCAGGTGCGGCACCTGGGCCGCCTACAAGCGGCACCGCCGCGCCGGGGAACCGGTCGACGAGGAATGCGCCCGCGCCGCGGCCGCGTACGCCCGCGCCCAGTACGCCCGCCGCCAAGCCAGGAAACTCGCCCAAACCTCCCCGGAGGAGAACCCGTGACCGGCAACAGCCCGTACGCCACCGCCGACCCCGGATACCGGCACCTGATCCCCAATCCCCCGTTCGCCCTGCCCGGCCCGGGCGACCTGTACCTGACCTGGTGCGGCCGCGCGGCGGTCGCACCCGACACCCCCCGGACGGCCACCCCCGGCCAGGCCGACGCCGAGGGGGTGTGCCCGGAGTGCGCGGCCGCGTTCCGCTCCGGGACCATGCCCCGCACCGGCGTCGGCGCGGCCTGCGAGTACTGCACCGCCCCGGCCGAGCACGGCGGGATCTGCATGACCTGCCGGGTCGAGCTGCACAACCAGTGGCGGCAAAACCCGCTCTCCCACCCCGCCCTGCCGGGCGTGCTCGACCTGCTGCGGTCGCGCAGCGCCAAAGGGGTGCGCACCTACGGGCGGCCGCTGGCCACGCACAACGGCCGTGACGCGCTCGAAGACCTGCGGGAGGAGCTCGCCGACGCCCTCATGTACGTCGAGCAGCTCTACCGCGAGCGGGCCGACCTTGAATGCCGGGACGCGCCGCCGTGCGGCGACTGCAAGAAGCGCGGCGCGGTGGAGATCGTGACCCTCCTGCCGAAGACGAGCGAGTACGTGCGCAGCGACACGCTGCTGTGCCGCACCTGCTCCGACCGGTACACCCCGGGCGAGGGCCACGAGGTGCGCCGGTTCCGGATCGGCCGCGAGGTGATCAGGTAACCCCTCCCCCCTCCCGTAGGTGCGCCAGGCGGCGGGTCATGCCGCCTGGCGCACCCGGTACACGACTCTGGAAGGAGCAGCACGTGAGCACGACCACGGCGGCGGACACGCCGCTGCACACCCTCACCATCCCCGGCACGCCCGGCGGGGGCGCATGGTGCGACGCGGTCGAGGTGGCCGGGCGGGCATCGCTCGCCGCCGGAACCATCGGCCGGTTCACCGCGCGCCGCCCACCCGCCCGCGGCCCGCTGGTGGTCGAGATGACCTTCACCCTCCCCCGCCCCGCGTCCGCGCCGCGGCGGCGCACCCACCCCGACCGGCGGCCGGCCCTGACCGGTCTTGCGGCCCAGGCCGCGGCCGCGCTCACCAGCGCCGGCCTGTGGGAGCGTGAGGGCCAGGTGATCGAGCAGCGCACCCGCAAGCTGTACGTGGGTGACCCGGGCGCGCTCGACGAGCCCGGCACGGTCATCCGCGTGTGGGCCGCCGGCGACGCCCCGGACACCTCGGCGCAGAGTCTTCTCGAGGCGGTACGGCGGCGCAGCGCACCCGCCCGCCCGGCCACCGCCCGGCGGGCGCGGAGTCCGCGCCGGCCGCGTGCCGTGCCGCTCGGCGGGCCGCCCGCCCACACCAAGGCGATCAAGAACGAGTCCGGGGAGGTGGAGGGGTGGGAGATCCTGTTGCCGCCGCTCCGCCTGATCAACGCCAACCAGCAGCGTGGTCACTCGATCAGGTTCGCCGGGCCGGGCAGGGCGATCCGGGAGGCCGCCGCGCTGCTCGCGCGGAAGATCCCGCCGATGAGCCGCGCCCAGGTGTTCGGTGTGTACTTCCCGCCGGATCGGCGGCGCCGTGACCCGTCCAACTGGGCGCCGTCGTTCAAGGCCGCCCTTGACGGGGTGGTTGTCGCGGGGGTGCTCCCCGACGACGACCACCGGCACGTGGTCGGGCCGGACGCCCGGCTTGGGGACACCCTGATGCCCGGCGGTAGGATCGCGCTCCGGCTCTACCCCCTGCCGGCCGAGTAGGCCGGCGCGCCCAGCCTCCCCCACACTGATACAGCGATGTATACTGATCGTTGTTAATCGTGTGTGAGGGAGGCTGAACCATGACCACCCCCATGAGCACGCCGCCGCCCGCCGACGCGCCACCGCAGGAGCTCAGGCCGATCGTGTCCAAAGCGGCCGCGCTGCACCAGCGTCTCGGCGAGCTGGAGACGGCGCAGAAAAAACCCATCCAGATCCGGGCACTGGCGGCGCTCGTGCTGTACGAGTACTACGAGTACCCCATCGCGGAGATCTGCCGGGAGATGGGCACGAGCCGGAACACCTGGGACCGGAACATCTACCCCCACGCGCCGGTGGACCCGGCGATGCTGCCGGACTGGGACAAGGACGAGGCGCTGGAGCGTCTCCGCGGCGCGGTCGCCGAACGTGAACGGCTCCTCGCCGAGGAGGTCCGCGCCGCGGAGGAGCGGGACGAGGCGATCCGCACCCTGGCCAGGTCCGCGTCCACCTGGCAGGTGTCCACATGGACTGGGATATCCCAGCGGCAGATCCACACGATCGCGAACACCGAGCCGCTCGACGGGCGGTGGGTGACGCTCTGGGAGGCCGCCGGGCTGCTCGGTGTCACGGTCGGAAGAATCTGGGACGCCCGCAACTCCGACCGGAAACGCGGCCGTCCCCTGCCCGAGATCCTCAGATACCGGGGCCGGATCCCAATGATGGACCGCGAGCAGCTCATCCACTGGTGGGAGGGCCACCTCCACCACTGGCTGCAATCCATGCACGAGGTGGCCGAGCATATCGGCCGCGCCACCGGCCAGCAGCCGACCTATGACCAGGTGGCGAACTGGTTGCGCGCCATGCGCCGCACCGGCCGTGACAGCCGCGTCAGGATGGTGCGGGACGGCCGGGCCATCCTGTTCGAGCCGGAAAGCACGCTCCGGGCGTGGCTTGAGGACCATCCGAAGGCTCGCGCCCGCAGGTGAGAATCCCGCCGATGCTGTCGGCCACGCCGTCTACCCTCGGATCAAGCGCCTTGCCTTCGACGCGGGGCGCGCTACCGACCAGAGCAGCACCACGCCGCTCCGGCCCCGGGTGGACGTAAACCGCCCGGGGCCGCAGCATGCCGGGCATGATCGCCTGCAACACCGTCGTCACCTGCCCCCACTGCGACATGGTCGTCACGCTCGGCGTGGTGAACGCCGAGCAGGTGGAGCGGGCGCTCACCCTTCACCTCCGGTACGGCTGTACCTCCGCGCTCCTGCCCGTCGTCTAGGGGTGGCCTGTGGGTGTGCTCGCCGTACCGGCCGTGCCGCCGTCGGTGCCGCCGCCCGGCGCCGACCGGCGGAGCATCCTCGCCAAACGCATGTTCGAGGATCTGATGGCGATCCCGCCGGAGGAACGCCGGCTGCTGCTTGAGGAGCTTCCCGACCGGGAGCTTCGCGAGGTTCTGGCCGCGGCGAACCGTGTCGCGGGGACGACGTACGCGGTGTGGCAGGACGACCCGGTCGGGTTCTCCGAGCAGGTTCTCGGGTCGGTGGTGTGGTCGATCCCGCGCCGGTTCATGATGGCGCTCACCCGGCACAAGAAGGTCGCCGTCCCATCCTGCTTCGGCTCCTCCAAGTGTTTGCCACATAGTGAACCTATGCAACTTGCGGATGGTTCTCTGGTAACCGCTGGAGAGCTGGTCGCAAGGCGGGAATTCCACGTCCTCGGATGGCAGGAAGACGGCACGCAGACGGTCCGCCGTGCCCGAGCCGAGTGGAACCAGATCGAACCTGTCTACCGGCTCACCTCCGAAAGCGGGCGCACGATCGTGCGTAACGGCCGCCACCCGCTGTGGGCGGCGCGGGCCGTACGCAAGAGCCGCCCGATCCGCGCCGACGGCACCTACAGCACCGGCCTTGTCCCCGAGAACATCGGCTGGAAGCCGATCGCCGAACTCGACCCCGCCCATGACCTGGTGCTGGTGCCCGAAGCGGTCCACACCGTGGGCGACGGCTGGATGCGCCACGAAGAGGCCGTCTTACTCGGCTACCTGCTCGGCGACGGCGGCACCACGCAGGGCATCCGCTTCGCCCAGATGCCCGGCCCCGCCTTGGACGAGTTCATCCGCTGCGCGGAAGCCCTGGGTGCCCGCGCCGTCATCCTGGACCCCAAGAAGCCAGGGCAGAAGCACGTCGAGGTCATGGTGCGCACCAACGGCGACACCAAGACGAACCCGGTTCTCGACCTGGCCCGCCGGTGGGGCATCTACGGCTGCAAGGCCACCGAGAAGCGCGTGCCAGCCGAGGTGTTCCGCATGCACCCGAGCGTGATCGCGACCATCGCGGGCCGCCTGTTCTCCTGCGACGGCTACGTGCACGTTCGCACCGAGCGCAGGCAGAAGGACCGCAAGCGGGCGATCAACGAGGCGCACCTGTCCATCACCCTCACGAACGAAGGGCTGATCAGGGACTTCCAGCGGCTCATGCTGCGGCTCGGCATCCCCGGCACCGTGCGCCCGGTCAAGGGCAACTGGCAGGGCAAGCAATTCACCGCCTGGCAGTGGGTGGTCACCACTGCGAAGGAAATCCTGCGGTTCGCCGAGCTGATCGACGCCCCGGCCAAGAACGACAAGATCCGGCTCGCCGCCGAGGTCGCCTCACGGCGCAAGTTCTCCTGGCAGTGGCAGTACCGCGACGCGCCGCCCGGGTACCGGTGGGAGCGCATCAAGAGCATCGAGGAGCTGCCGCCCACGCAGACCGTCGCCATCGAGGTCGACGTCGACCACACGTGGGTCGACCTCTTCGTGGAGCACAACACCTACTCGTGCGGGCAGATCGTGCTGTGGCATTCGCTGGTGTTCCCGGTGGGTACCGCGGTGACCGTCACCCTCGCCCCCCTGTGGCGGCAGGTCGTCCGGCAGCTGTGGCGTGAGGTCCGCGCCGCGCACTCCCGCGCCGGCCTCCCCGGCGTCATCGACATGGCCCAGTACAAGCTTCCCGACGCCCGCGGGATGGACACCGTCGTCGCCTACGGCATCGCCGCGGCGCCGTGGAACGAGGTCGCGGTCCAGGGCATCCACGCCAACAAGCTGTTGCTCGTGGTGGAGGAGGCCGGTGGTATCGCCCACACCATCGGCAACAACTTGGCGGGTCTGCTCGTCGGCGACGCGAGGATGATCGCGATCGGGAACCCGCCCACCGACGAGGTGGGCACGTGGTTCGAGAAGCTGTGCAACGACCCCTCGGTGTGCACGATCCCGATCAGCGCGTACGACACGCCGAACCTGACCGGGGAGCCGCTTGGGGAGTGCCAGGCGTGCCCCGGCGGCGGGCACACCCCGGCCAAGCACATGGTGGACGCCGAGTGGATCGAATCCACCATCCGCACCCACGGCCCGGACTCCAACTACGTGCGCGCCAAGGTGCACGCGCGTTTCCCGAAGGGGTCGCCGAACGCGGTCATCCCCGCCGACTGGGTGGAGCTCGCCCGCGGCCAGGACGAGCCCGCCGGCGGGGTCCGGTTGTGCGACCTGGGGCTCGAGGATGAAACCGCCGAGTGGCGGGTCCAGCGTGGGGCGTGGGTCCGGCTGGGGGTGGACGTCGCGTCCGATGGCGGGGATGAGCTCGTCGTCGGCCGGTGCGTGGGTGATCTGCTCACTGTTGAGCACGTCTCATCCGGGCCGGAACTCGCGAACGCCGTGGACGTGGCGGGTATCGTGCTTCGGGAGATCCGCCGCGCCGAGGCCCTGCGGCAGGCGCTCGGCACCGCGGCGCCCGTGCGGGTCAAGGTGGACTCCATCGGTGTCGGCTGGGGTGTCGCGTCGCTTCTGTCCCGGTGGGGAAGTGAGGGGGTGCACGGCGCGGAAATCGTCGCCGTGGATGTCGCCGAGCGGCCCGGCCGTGACCCGGACGAGGCCACCCTCAGGCCCGCCAATCAGCGGGCGGAAATGTGGCTCGCCGGCCGCTCGCTGATCCAGCCGGGGCGGGACGGCCGTACCGGTGTCCGGTTGCGGATCGACGACTTGACCGCGGCCCAGCTCTCAAGCCCGAAATTGACGACGGACAGTAAGGGTGACAGCAGGGTGGAGCGTAAAGCGGACATGAAAAAGCGGGGGGTGTCCAGCCCTGACCGGGCCGAAGGTCTGCTGCTCGCCCCCTATGAACCGGCCGTTGACGGTACCGTGCGCCTACTGGTCGGATAGGTTTACACACGTAGCCGGATTGTTACGAACGAATACTTGCGGGTCGCGCAAAAAGACACGCCCGTGCCGTCCTTTACCGGCGATGTGACGCCTGTGTACCTTTGCCCATAAGTCACCCCTCTCGGGTGGGTGTGCTTCCCCTAACGTCAACCCGCCGGGCATGCGCGCCCGCGCACGTCAACTACAGGTTGACCCTTCCCCAACGAGGACCACTCACCCCGGGGGAAACCCGACAGAGGGAGAACTCATATGAAGAACCAGGCGGGAGAGCATGATTTCCGAGTCGCCGTGTCGCTCCCCGTCCCCCTTGATGTGGTGCGCCCCATCCTGGCATGCGGGTTCATCACGATCCCCCACGACCTTCAGGGCATCCCGGATTACGTCGAGGGCATGCCGCTCCCCGTGCTGGACGTGTACTGCGAAAAGTGCCGTGTCAGCTACGAGGACGCGATCCTCTACCACCCCATATGTCCGGCCGACAACCCCACCACGCGCACACACCTGCGCGGCGGCCGCCGTGAACGCGCCCCCCGAATCCGTCCCGCACCTGGCACCACCGCCGCCGAGGTCGCGGCGCGGCAGCAGCACCAGCATGCGCTCCGGACCGGAGCACGCCTCACCCTCCAGCGCGAGGACGTCGCCGGCATGCAGCGGTCCCGCATACAGGGCCTCGTGTAGCGTCCTGCCGCCCCTCCCCCCCACAGGTGCGGCGAGACGTTAGCCTCTGATCCACCTACCGTGCCCCGTGCCGCGGCCAACCCACGGCCGGGCACGGGGGGTCAGAGGTGTACACACAGCAGCAGCGAAACGTCATCAGCCCGCGCGTGGTGCGGGAGATCATCGGCCTGGCCCTGATGATCCTCGGGGCCGCCGCCACCGTCGTCTCCGTGGCCGTCTGGTGGCACCCGATGGCCGGGCTGTTCCTGGCCGGCGTCTACCTGCTCGGCGCCGGATGGTTCCTCGCGTCGGCCACCATCGGCGAGTAGCAGGGGGGTTGGACAGGTGGCGCGACGCATACTCCTGCCTGCCCTCCGCGGCCTGGAAACCAAGAACCTCGGCTACGGCTTCGAGCATCCCGCGGCCTGGTTCAACCAGATGACCGCCGCGGCACGGCGGGCCTGGCCGATCGACCGCGCCGTGGCCGAAGGCATCGAACGCACCGTGTGGGTGTTCAAGGCGGTCAACTCGATCTCCTCGCACGCCGCCCGGCAACCTGTGCAGGTGCTCGACGGCGACGGCGAACCCGTCGACGGCCACCCGCTCGCCGAACTGCTGAACACCGGCAAGGTCAACCCTCTGGAGACCGCCCGCCAGTTCCGTAAACGCCTGTCCGCCCAAATCCTGCTGTCACCGTTCGGCGCGTTCGTGGAGGTCACACGGAACCGGCGCGGCGTGCCCGTGCGGCTCGACCTGCTGCCGCCGGGCCGTACCCGGCCCGTGCCGGCGGCGACCGGCGCAAACCTTTTGTCCCACTTCGAGACGATCACCCCGACCGGCACCCGTGTCCCGATCGACCCCGAAAACGTGCTCTGGTTCCGTGACCCGCACCCCACCGACCCGTTCCGCGGGATCACCCCGATGGAAGCCGCCGGCATGTCGGTGGACCTGGACTACCTGTCCAAGCTCTACAACGTGATCTTCCTGCGGAACGACGGCCGCCCGTCCACCGTCGTCGGGGTGGAGGGCAGGCTCTCCCCGGACGAGGCCGAGCGTATCCAGCGCGCCTTCGGGCAGGGTCCGCTCGAGTCCGGCAAGGTGTACGTGGTCAACGGGAAGATCTCGTTGCAGGACCTCGGCGCACGCCCCCGCGACATGTCCTACAGCGAGATGTCCGCCCGCGCCAAAGAGGAAGTGCTCGCCGCGTTCGGCGTGGGCGAGACCGTGCTCGGCAACGCCTCAGGCAGGACGTTCGACAACGCCGACGCAGAGCTGTTCCAGTTCTGGTCGATCACGATGGTCGCCCACATGGACATCATCGCCACCGGGTTCGAGCCCCTGCTCGAGCCTGGGGAGACGCTGTGGCACGACACCAGCGACATCGAGGTGCTGCGCCGCGCCGAGGAGGCCCGCCGCCGCGAGGCCCGCGAGGAGGTCGCCGCCGGCCTGCTCAGCATCGACGAGTACCGGCAGATCGCCGGGCACGAGCCGATCGACAACCCGCACACCCGCGCGCTGTGGATGACCCAGGGCAAGTCGCCGATCCCCACCCGGGAAGAGGACGCAGTGCCGCTCGGTGTGGCGTTGCCGACCGACGACACCGCCGCACCCGGCGAGCCGCCCGCCGAGCCGCCCGCCGAGCAGCCCGAAGGGGAGGGTGTGCCGGGCGTGGTCGAATCCCCCGCGGACGGCACCAGCGACGGCGCCACACCCGAGCCGGACACGTTCGACCCGTCCGACCAGGCCACCCGGGACGCCTTCACCGTGCTCCAGGGCGTCATCGACGAGACGTTCCAGACCAAGGCCATCGACCCGGCCGACCCTGAGGCCCAGGCCGAGGAGGATCTGCGGGAGCAGCTTGCCGCGCTGACCAGGCGGCTTGTGGAGCGCACCGCGGCCCGCCTCAACTCGCCCAAAACCCGCAAGGGCACCAGGCATTTCGAGCCGGAACCCGCCTACGAGGTGGACACCCGCGTCGGTGACGCCCCGCTGGACGCCGAGCGGATCGCCGACGCCGAGCAGTGGCGGCAGGAGGCCGAGGACACCCTCGGCCCGCTCGTCGCCGCGGCCGCGGCCGCCGCGATCCTCGCTCTCGGCATCCCCGGCCTCCCCGGCCTCCCCGGCATGCCGGGGATCCCCGGGGTTTCGCTGCCGCGCACGGCGGGCAGGCTCGCCGCGGCAGCGCTCCGCCCCCGCCGCACCACCACACCCGCCGCGCCGGGGGTGGCGCCCGCCGCGCCGCCCGGCGGGGACGACAACAGCCCGGACGCCGTCGCCGCACGCATCCGGCAGGCCGCGGCCGAGGCCGCGCACCACGCCACCAGGTGGCTCGCCGACCAGTTCGCCCAGGCCGCCGCGAAACTCGGCGAGCTCATCGCGGCCGGCGACCGGGACGGCCGCACCGTCGCCGAGATCACCGCCACCCTGCGCTCCCAAACCCCCACCCTGGAGCGGTGGGCCGAGCATGTCGCGAACCGCATCACCGTTCACACGGTGCACGCCGTGCAGGTCGCCGCGGCCCGGATTCTGGTGGCCGCGGGCGGCATGGCGACCGCGGTGTGGACCACCATGCTCGACGACCGGGTACGGCCCACGCACGCGGCCGCGCACGGGCAGGCCCGCCCCGCCGGGGAGAAATTCCAGGTAGGTAAGGCGAGACTGCGGTGGCCGCGAGACATCGAAGGACCGCCCGAAGAGGTGATCAACTGCCGCTGCCGGCTCAGGTGGATGATCTCCCCGCCCTGGTCGTCTGCGGCGTGACGTTAACCCGAAGGCTTGGCACCCTGCACCCCGCACCATCGGCCATCAACTCGATCCGCGGGGGCAGGGTTGAGCGAGCAGACCGGTACCTGGGAGACCAAGGCATCCGTCCGCGGCGCGGTGCGCACCGCGTCAAGGATCGTCGGCCGCGGCAAATGGGACCCGGACCTTCACCCACGGGACCGCAAGGGCAGGTTCATCGAGACCGGCGCCCGGGTGAAGGTGCCGGGCGGCCGTACCGGCACCGTCGTCCGCAACACGGGGCACGGCTACATGGAGGTCCGGCTGGATGACGGGAAGGTGCACCGCATCCACCGGAACTATCTGGAGGTGCAGCGCCGCCCGGACGGTACCCGCCCGCACGGCCAGGCCGCCGTACGGAACCGGTCCGCCCAGCCCAAGCCCATGCCCGTCGAGGCGCCGTCCCCGGACGCCACCGAGTACCGGCCGAAAGGCCGCGACTCGCGTGTCCCGGTCGGCGAGCTCACCCAGGGACAGCCGGTTCTGATTTTCGGCCGGAACCGCAACGGTGACCGGGTCGCCCGGGTCGGCCTGGTGTCCAGCGTGCGGCAGCGGAACAACGGCGACTACGTGGTGGACCTCGGCGACGTCGGCGAGGTGTACACCGACGAAGACGGGGTGGCGCGGCCGCTCGACTCCGACCGGCTTCGCCGCCTGATCGACGCCACCCGCTCCGGTGATGACGCCGAGGCCCAGCGGATCGCTCAGGAGATCCAGGCCGAGATCCTGGCCGAGGACGACGACGAGTTCGACCGTCTCGACACCCCCGGCACCGGCGCGGCGGGCGGCCGCCAGGCCGGGGACACGCCGCGGCAGCAGGAGCGCCCCCAGACGGCCAGGCCGGGCGACCTGTCCCCCGGTGACCGGGTGGAGTTCCAGGTCCGGGTCAACGAGGGGAACGCGGCCCGGTTCGCCGGTGAGGGCGCGGTCAACCCGCCGCGTCCCGGCCAGACCGTGACCGTCCGCGGCGTGGTCGACCATGTGCAGGACGACATGCTCGGCATGCAGGCGGTGCGTCTGCGTGGCGGCGCCCAGTGGCAGTCGGCCGGCGGCGGCGGACCCCTGGACGAGGGGGCGCTGGATTGGCCGCTGGACACAGACCACGAGGTGACCAAGCTGGGCCGTGCCGAGCCGCGGCGTCGCCGCGGCGGCGGCGGTGACGCGGCGGCGGCCGCCCCGGCGACGCAGGGGGCGTTGTTCTACGACCGGGGTGAGGACGAGTCGGGCACCCCGGACATGTTCACCGCTCTCGAACGGGAGGAACAGGCCCAGGCCCCGGCCGCGCCGTCCGGCCGCGGCGACGAGCGGACCCCCAGCGCACCGGAGGCCCCGGCCACGCCGGCCCGCGGCGGCGAAGTGACGGTGGATGAGGCGATGGACGCCGTGCGCCGCGCCTACTTCGAGATGAGGCCCCAGCCCCGACCTGCCGGGGACTATGCGCCAGTTTCGCTGGTGGAACTGCGTAACCGGCTGTCCGACATTCCGCGGGAGACGCTGGACCAGGCCCTTGCCCGGCTGAACCTCGAACCCGACATCTTCCTGTGGCCCGAGTCGAATCAGAAGATCCTCACCCGTGAGGACCGTGCCGCGGCGATCCGTCTCGGCAACCAAGACCTGCACTGGATCCAGATGGAGGCGAGCGCCCGCCGGGCGGACACGCCCGCCCCCGGCCGCGGCGACGAGCGGACCCCCAGCGCACCGGAGGCCCCGGCCACGCCGGCTGCGGACACCCCCGACGCTCGCCGCACCTCCCCGGACACGCCCGACACCCAGAGGGTTCCGGATGCCGGGGACGACATGGACCCCCAGCCTGGCATCCTCTCCGACGAGGACACCGCCCGCCTTCGGGAAGCGCTGGACGCCTACCGGGCCGCGCTCGCCGGGGACGACCCTGCCGCGGTGGCCGACACCCGTGACGCGGTCAGGAACCTCACCCTGGACATCTCCCGCCGCGCACCCGCAGGCGACCAGGGGCGGCGCGTACGCGAGGAGACCGACCGGATCAACGAGGCCGCCCGCGGCCGGTTCCTGGAGTGGGACGAGGCGCACTCTGGGGCGCTGAACGCCCACCTATCGCAGCGTGCCGAGCGGGCGGCGGCCGCCGCCGGCCTGTCCGAGGATGCCCGCCGGGCCGCGGAGAACGGCGACATGGACCGCGCCCGGCAGCTCATCGAGCAGGGCCGCCGCGCCTACCCGGATCTGCTGGACTGGGACAGCGTCGAGCGGGATGCCCGCTCCCGGTACGTCGACCTCGACGAGATCGAGTCCACCGACGACGGCAATCCGCCGTCCCCGCCCGGCATGACCGCGGCACGGCGCGCCGAACTGGTCGCGGCGATCGAGCGGGAGGCCGGCGGCTACGAGTTCACCGGCGAGCCGGGCCGGTACGTGGCCGAGATGATGGACGCCAACCGCGAGGAGTGGGACTGGATCAACGCCTACATTCAGGCCCACCCCGAGGTGCTGACGTGGAACCCCGCCGAGCGGGACCGGCGGCGCCGCGCCCGTGAGCTGCGCGAGCAGCGCACCCGGGAGCTGCTCAACCAGGCGTTCGAGCGGTTCCAGGCCGGGGAGATCGACGAGGCCGAGCGGATGGTCGACGAGGCCGAGCGGCGCGCGCCCGGCATCGTGCCCTATGACCAGATCCGCGCCCAGATCGCCGCCCGCCGCGCCGAACTCGGCGCTCCGGAGACGCGAACCCCGGACACCCCGGACGCTCCGGAGACGCGAACCCCGGACACCCCGGACGCTCCGGAGACGCGAACCCCGGACACCCCGGACGCTCCGGAGGCTGGGCGGGATGTGCTGGACCAGGAACGGGCCGAACGTGAACCCGGCCGGGTCGATGAGAACGAGGCCCTCGCCCGCCGCCTGCTCCCCCAGGTCGAACAACTGATCGACAGGGGTGATTTCGACGCCGCCCGGGCGCTCCTCGACGAGGTCGACCGGATGGCGCCCGGACTGGACGAGATCGAGGAGCTGTCCAACCGGATCGTGCAGCGCCGCGAGGAGGCCGAGCGGGAACGCGGCATCATCGCCCGGCTCCCCGACCCTGAGGTGGCGACCAGCCAGCAGATACGCGACGGGTTCGACCTGATCGGCATGTCGAACACCGGTGTTGCCGCCGAGCGTCTGCACAGCGTGCTCGACCAGATGCCGGACTTCCGGCGGGTTGGGCGGCTCGAGCAGGAGCGGATCCGTGACCAGTTCGGCGAGGTGTTCAACCTGCTCCGGCAGGAGATCGAAAGCGTCGACGGCCGGGAGCAGCGGCGGTGGGCGCTGCGGGCGTTGAACCGGCTGGAGGAGCTCGCCGGTATCAAGGGCGTCAACCACGTCGGCCAGTACGAGAGCGACTTCCGGAACTACCTCCGCGAGCGGTCCGACGATGAGCTGATCGAGCAGATCCGCTCGATGATGGAGGGCCACCCCGATTTCCCGATGGTGAAGCTGGAGCTGGCGCGGCGCGGCTACAACGAGGTCGGCGAGCCCGCCGCCGGCTCCCGGCACGGGCTGAACAACCCGGTGGAGGCCACCCCGGACATGAACGGCGCCCGGGTGCGCGCCGTCATCGACGGCGGCGAGATCCTCGAGGGAACGCTCGAGGTGACCCGCGGGGAGTCCGGGCCGGCGTACTACATGCTGCGGGACCGGGACAACCATCCGCGGCTGCTGGGCAATTCCGACGACGACCGGGTGTGGGTGGAGCGGCTGGACACCGCGCAGACCGGTGGCGAGACACCCACCCCGGACACCGCGGACACCGCGGCGGATGCGCCTGGGCCGCGGGCGACCCAGCGGCGGGATCGGGCGGACGGCGACTCCACCGAGCGGAGGGTGGCGGCCGACGAGATCCGGCCGGGTGACCGGATCACCTTCTACCGGCGGGAAGGCGGGGTGCGCGGCGGCCCGACCGCGCGCCGCATGGTCTACCGTGAGTCGATCCGCTGGACCGGCACGGTCCCCGACGACTACCGGCCGGGGCGGCCGGTACGGCTGGTCGACGTTGTCGAGGTGGAGGAGGGGCATCCGCCGCGGGCGGTGCTCGACCCGCCGGCGATCCGCCTCCCCGACAGGGTGGATCGGCTGGGTGATGATGAGGCCCGCCGTTCCGCCGAGGAAGGCCGGCGGATGCGGGAGGAGGCCATACGGAACCGTGAGGAGCTCCGGGCCGCGATGGAGGCGCAGCGGCGGGCGCTCCTGGTGGAAGTCGGCGGCGAGGGGCTCGCACAGGCCGCCGACCGGTTCCAGGCCAACCGTGAGGTGCCGCTACAGGACCCGCGTGATCTGGAAGCCGACTGGTATGCGGTCGATTCGATGCTGGCAGATGCGCTCGCCGGCGACCTCGAGCGTGAACGGCGCTACCAGCTCGAAAACCTCCGCACCGAGTATGCGACCTCGCTGTTTTACGCCGGTGGCGACCACCGCCGGGCGTTGCGGGACGGCGAGGTAGGCCGGAGGGTTGCGGCCGACCTGGCCGGGCCGCGCATGGACGAGGTGCTGGGGTCGGCCAGTGACGCCGACCTGGCGGCCGCGATCCGGTACGCCGAGCGGCAGGCCCGCCGCGCCGAGGCCGACGGCGACCACGACGAGGCCCGCACGTGGCGGGAGGCGGCCGAGCAGGCTCGGCAGACCATCGCCGACCGGTCGTTCCGGCACCTGGCCGAGCAGCCCGAGCCGCAGGCGACACGCGAGCCGGGTTCGGTGCGCGAGCCGGACCAGGTGTCCACCCCGGTCGCGTCTCCGGAGCAGCGGGAGGCCGCCCTGTCCGCGGTCGAGGGTGCCGCGGGCCTGGCCGCGCACGGCCCGGAGCGGTTGCCCGACCCTGAGCCGGGCGTCGACAACGACCCGGTGATCTCCCAGCTTCCGGACACCTACGACATCGCCGAGCATCTGCTTCCCAGGGCGATCGCCAAGCTGGAGGCGGCCAACCGGCGTGCCGAGCGGCTGGGCATCCCCGAACGGTTCACCTGGGAGATCACCCGGTACGAGGCCGAGTGGGAAGAGGACGACGACGAGAGCGGGGTGCGCCGCCACTTCACCCAGCCGCGTGTCCGGCTGCGGCTGAACCGGCCGGTGGTGCGCCGCAACGGGTGGACGTTCGTCGGCACGTTGACGTGGAGCAATGACGCCGGCCTTGTGACCCGTCTGGTGCCGGGCGAGTCGCTCAAGCGGCGCCCGGACCGGCGGTGGTGTGACCACTGCCAGACCGAGCGGGACCGCCGCGATACGTTCATCGTGCGGCACGAGGACGGCACCGAGCTTCAGGTCGGGAGCGACTGCCTCGAGGCGTTCACGGGTGTCAGCCCGTCCGGGCTGTGGATGCTCGGGTTCTCCCCGAACCTGACCGACGACAACCTTCTGTCGGCGGGTGAGGACGCGCTCGGGGACAGCACCCGGCAGACCGTGCGTGCCGCGGACGTGCTCGCCGTGGCCACCGCGGTCGTCAACCGGCACGGGTGGGTGTCGCGGGCCGCGGCCGAGGAGCGGGGCGGCCGCTCCACCGCCGAGCTCATCCGCCAGGCCCTGTTCCCGGGCGGGCACGGCGAGCCGGAAGAGGTCAAAAAGTGGCGGAGCGAGATCCACGAGCTTGCCGCGCGGATGCGTGACGACGTCGCCGAGATCCAGGCGTTCGCGGCGAACTACCCGGGGGACGACGAGTTCTCCACCAACCTGCGCACCCTGGCGCAGTCGGAGTGGATCGACCGGCGGAACATCGGTGTGCTCGCCTACGCGGTCGCGGCCAAGATGCGGCACGACGAGGAAGTTGCGCGGGCGGCGGCCGTCCCCGGTGAGAGCCCGTACGTGGGCCGGCCGGGTGAGCGGATCAGGGACGTCGAGGCGCGGATCGTCGGCAAGCAGTACATCAGCGGCCGCGAGTGGGGCAGTAGCGAGCTGGTCACGCTGGTGACCCCCAAGGGGCAGGTCATCAAGTGGTTCAAGTCCGGTGGCCTGGGCAGCGAGTTCCGGATCGGTGACACGGTGCTGCTGTCCGGCACGGTGGACAAGCACAGCGAGTTCCGGGGTGTGCCGGAGACGATGGTCAAGCGGGCCAAGCTCACCCGGGTTTCGCGGGTGGGCCGGCCGGGTGACCTTGACCGGCCTGAGCCGACCCCGCCGGGGTGGCTGGCTGTCGGTGACCGGCTGGAGCACCGCAGCGGCCGGTTCGGCACGATCGAGGACATCAACCGGCGGCACGGCGCGGACGCCGACCGGGTGATCTACGACATCACGCTTCGGGACGACGACACCGGTGAGCTCGTCACGATCTCGGTCTCCAGCCAGGATTCGGCGTACCGGGTGGCGCAGGCCCCGCACACCCCGCTCGAGCACGCCGAGGAGGTCGGCTCCGGCCTGATCGGCGAGGGTGACCGGCTGTGGGTGAACGTGGACGGCAAGGGCCGCGCCGAGGTCACCGTGCAGCGGTTCCTAAAGGACAAGGAGCTCGAGCTCGGCACCACCCCGGACGATGAGTCCGTGCGGCCTGGTCTGCGGCGCCGCTACCGCGACGACATCTATGACGACAACGGTGACCCGATCCTGCCGCGGCGCCTGACTCAGTACCGGGTGGCCGAGGTCAAGGACGACCAGGGCCGCACCTACCTGGTCGGCCTGCCCGGCCACGAGCGGGTGGTGCGGGTGCTGCCGCCCCCGCCGCCGCCGAAGCGGACCACCCCGCGCGACGTGGAGGAGGCGGCGCGCGAGCGGGCCGAGAGGCGTGTCCGGGACTTCGCGCCCGCACCCCTGAAGTCCGGGTACATGGGTGATTTCTACGCCTCCAGCTTCGCGGTGGGCGACACGATCCGCCACAAGGTGCAGCGGGACGACGGCAGCGTGCACGCCGAGACCGTCACCGGCACGATCGTCGAGATCCGCGGCAACGAGATGACGTTGCGGGACGCGGACGGTCGGCTGCACAGGGCTTGGGTGCACACCGTCAAGGGCGACGACGTGATCAGCCTGACCGATCGGCCGCCGGTTGAGGAGGTCACCCCGGGCAAGGTCCGCGACGGTGACCGGCTGTGGGTGAACATCGGCGGCGGCATGGTCAAGGCCACCGTCACCGGCAAGCGCCGCCCCGAACGAAACGAGAGGCTCCGCGACCAGCAGCTTAATGAGGTGTCGGCAGCGCCGAGCGACACCGTGATCCAGGTCCGCACCGACGACGGGGAGACCGGCGAGTTTCTGGTGCAGCGCGGGATTCCGGTCTACCGGGTGATCGACCCCGACCGGATCGCCGCCGCGTGGAACGCCCAGCCGGTTGATCTGGACATGCTTGCCGCGCGGGCGGAGGCGTTGGAGGCGTTCCGCCGCGAGCGCGGCCTTACCCCGGAGGCGTTGGAGCGGGTGGAGCAGGCGGCGTTGGATGAGGCGCTGCGGCGGGTGGAGCAGTACGGCGACATCGCGCGGGTGACCGTGTCGTCCGAGCCGCTCGGGTTCCAGATCGTGCCGCACCGCAAACCGTCTCGGGTGCCGCGCGGTCTGGACACGAAGATCCCGCTGCTGCGGCCGGACGGCCGCACCTGGGACGGGGAGGAACTCCCCTCCTCCACCCCCGCGGCCGCGGCCCCGGACGCGCCGGGCACGCCGGACGTCCCGCGCGCCCCGGAGGTGCCGGGCACGCCGGAGGCGGCGGGCACGCTGGAGGCCCCGCGCGCCCCAGAGGTGCCGGGCACGCCGGAGGCCCCGGCCACGCCGGAGGCGGCGGGGGCGGCCCTGCCGGCCCGGCCCGCAGGCCCCGACCCGGCGGCCAAGCCGTACACGTTCCGCCGCAACCCGGCCGGCGGCTACAACGTCCACACGGACGGGCAGGACCGGCCGATCGGCCGCGTGTGGCGGGACGGCGCCTACTGGTATTGGGAGCACGGCGACGGCACCACCTCCACCGGTGAGCGCACCCGGGACCGTGCGGCCGCCGCCCTGCGGAACTACCACGACAGCCTCGACGCCGAGCACGGCACCCCCGAGCAGGTGCCCGCGGCCACGCTCGCCGAGGGCGACCGGATCGACACCCCAAACGGGGTCGAGGTCGTGCAGTCGGTGCAGACCGTCGAGGGGGTGACGTTCACCACCAGCCGGGACGAGCACGACCGGGTCACCATCCGCGCCCACACCGAGGGGGCGGCGGTGACCCGCCGCCGCGGCGGCGCCAAGCCCGCCCAGGTGAGCGAGCCGTACGCGCGGGACGTGCAGCCCGGCCAGTGGCTCATCGTCGACGGCCGGCCCATGCAGGTCACCGCGGTCGACGACGTGGACGACCGGCGGGTCTTCCACGTGGCCGGTGAGGGCGGTGCCACCACCGTCGAGTTCGGGCGGGACACGCGGGTCACGGTGGCCACCAACCTGCGGCCGCGCCGTACCCGCCGCCGCGCCGCCCCCCCACCCACCGAGGTCGAAGGGGTGCGGCTGGAGCCGATCCCGGAGGGGACGGCGTCGGCGCGGGTCCGTCTGCGGTCCGACATCCGCAAGCGGGTCCTCGGGCTGGGGATCGAGCGGGACGAGACCGCCAGCGAGCAGGCGCGGCAGGCCGCGGCCCGGCTGCGCGCCTCCCAGCCGATGACCGCCGAGCAGATGCAGGCGCTCGCCGCCCACCTGCGCGGCATGGCCGGTGACGAGGGCAGGCCGGCGGTGCAGCGGCGAGCCCTGCACCGCGCCTCCCAGTGGGTTGAGGCCGCCTACGCCGGCCTGGCCGGGTACCCGGCGCCGCCGCACGACCCGGGCCGCGACACCCTCCAGCGGGTTTCGGCGGGCAACCTGACCAGCGGGGATGTGATCGCCCTGCCCGACCGGGACGGCCGGGTGGAGTTCGTGCGCGTGGTGGAGACCCGCCAGTACCGCGGGTTCCCGCTCGTGTCCGCCCGTATCGAGCGGAACGACGGCACCCGTGAGGAGCGGATCCTCTCGGCGCGCGCGGACGTGTGGCTGGCGCCGGACCTGCCCGAGGACCAGGAAGTGCGGCCGGCGGACGCCGGGGAGCTGGTGAGCGAACACATTCCGCTGTCGCGGCTGGAGGTGGGTGACGCGGTCGAGTACCCGGTGCGGGACGGGGACGTGGTGCACCGGTACGGCCGGGTCGCGGAGATCACCCGCCTGTCCGGGCCGTGGGACCCGGAGGACACCTACCTGGTGCGGCTTGAGGTGGTGGACGGGGAGACCGGGTTCCCGGTCGCCTCGGACGCGGTCACCATGACCTCCCGCGGGTGGCCGTCGATCATCCGCACCGAGCGTGGCGAGCTGTCCCGGAACCAGCCGTGGGACGCGGTGCTGGATGATTCCGGCGGTGACGGGCCGATCGAGCACGGCCAGATCGGGCGGGGTGACCGGATCACCGTCACCCCGGTTGCCGGGGAGCCGGTGGCCGGCACGGTGGAGAACGTCACCCCGGTCATGGAGGGTGACCGGCGGGTCGGGTCTTTGGTGACGATCCGCACCTACAACGACACCGTGCAGGCGGTTCCGATCCTCGACGGCGACGACACGGCGATCACCCGTCAGGCGCGCGCCGACGACAACGTGCGGGCGAGCATCGACCGGCAGATGCGGCGGCGCGCCCTCGAGGAGCGGCGCCGCCGGGTGGCCGCGGCGATCGCCGACGCCGAGAGCCGGCTGTACCGGGACGCGTCGGCGCGGATCATGGCGGAGCTGTCCACCAGGCCCGTGTACGGCCCCGGCGAGGCTCCCCGCGGCGGCGACGATGAGGGGATGCGGGTGTGGGCCACCGCGCCCGACATGGTGGAGCAGGCGTGGCGGGATCTCGACCCCGGCCCGGTCGCCGAGCAGATCGCCGACGCGTTCGGGGTGACCGGGCAGCAGCGGGAGGCCCTGATCGAGCGGGTGCGGCCGCTGGTGGCGCAGGTGCAGGAGCGGGCGATGGACAACATGGTCGCGTCGATCATGGATGTCGAGCCGCTGCCGGGTGAGACCTACGACCGGGCGCTTCGCCGCATGATCGAGCAGCTCCAAAACGACCCGCCGATTAACTTCGCGGTCATCGGCCGGGACCTGGGGGCCTACGACCTGGACCCGGTCGAGGCGGCCGGCGACCTGCCGGACATCCCCCGCCCCGAGGGTGGGAGCATCGCCGACCGGATCGCCGCCTACCGGCGTGCCCTGCCGGAAGACCTGGCCAACTTCGGGCACAAGCAGGTCAACCGGCCCGTCTTCCGGGAGCTGGACCTGGACCAGCTTTCGGAGCGGTACGCGCCGGAGATGGACACCATCACCGCGTGGGTGCCGGACACCGCGCCGGACGGTGGGCCGGGCGAGCACGCCATGCGGCACCTTGCGATCGTCAAGGCCGCGGGTGCCGAGATCGACACGGAGTTCACCCGGCGGCTGGAGACGGACGAGGCGTACCGGAAGGCGGCCGACGAGCTGGAGAAGGCCCGCGACGCTGTGCGGCAGGCGGAGCAGACCTACGTCAACCGGCGCTCCACCGGCCGGTGGGCCGACCGGCGGCGTATCCGGGAGGCGCGGCAGCGTGAGGAGCAGGCCAAGCAGACGCTCATCGCGGCGCGGCGGCGGGTGTTCGTCGAGATGATGTCGGAGGTGCGGTCCCTCGGCGGTGTCGAGCTGGACTACCGGCGCAGCGACGGCACCCCGATCGGGGATGACGCCCGGCCGATGATGGACGAGGTGCACCGGCTGTACCCGTCCGACTGGCTCGCGGCCCTGGCCGAGCGCGGCCCGATCACCATCCGTTTCGGGGAGCGCGGCGCCTACGACCCCGACAGCCACAGCATCGTGTTCGCCTCACCGGACGAGCACGAGCATCGCCGCACGATGGCGCACGAGCTCGCGCACGCGATGGAGCACACCATCCCCGGCCTGCGGGAGGCCCAGGAAGCGTACCTGTGGGAGCGCACAGCCCGCGGCGAGATCGGGGAGCGGGAGCGGCCCGACATGGCGCCGATCGACGGCAACCCCGACCAGGTCGGCTACCCGGACGCTTTCCCGCAGGAGTACAGCGGCCGGGTCTACCCGTCCGGGAACCGTGAGGTGCTCGCCACCGCGATGGAAGACCTCATGACCGGTGGTGACTACCTGGATGACGACTACCGGAGGTGGCTGCTGGGCACGCTCGCGCTGATCGGCACCGACCGGAACGGGCCGGCCCGTGACCCGCTCGCCGGGGTGAACCTCAACAGCCTGTCGGTCGCCGACCTTCAGGACCTGCTGTCGAACCTGGAGTACGGCTCGGCGGCGTGGCAGAAGGTGATGGCCGAGCTCAGGCAGCGGGACCACGACAACGACCCGCTGGCCGGGGTCGATCTTGACCGGCTCTCGCTGGAGGAACTGGCCGACCTGATGGGTGAGGTGGACGACCCCTACAGCCTGGCCAGGATCAACGAGGCGCTGGACCGGCGGGAGCGGCTGGACCGTGAGGAGGAGGAGCGGTACGCGCGGGCCGAGCAGCTCGTGGCCGCGGGGACGCACACCTGGGCCGAGGCGTGGGCGGAGGTGTACGGCCTGTCGGCGGAGCAGGTGGAGCGTGAGGAGCGGCTCGCCCAGCTCGGCATGCTGGGCGGCCGGCGGCCGGGCGAGACCCTCGACCAGTACGTCACCCGGCAGTATGACGAGTGGCTGGAGGCGCGCTGGCTGGCCGCGGAGGCCGCGACCAACGGGTACATGCTCAACCGGGAGGGCCGGGCGCGCGGCATCGACCCGCGTACGCTGTTCTACGGCTCGTGGGACCGGGTCAAGAAGTACGGCAGCCAGGAGCTGTTGAACTGGTTTGAGGCGAACGGGTGGATGAACAAGACCGAGTTCCGCGCGCAGATGCTCCAGCGTGAGCGTGACGTGCGGGCGGCGAAGCGGTCGAAGGAGGCGAGGCGATGATGGCGCGGCGCGCTGGCGGCGGGAAAAAGACGGCCACGGCCACGGCCGCGGCAGCGGCCGCGGCCGCGGGTTCGGGCGGGCAGGTGACCGCGTTGCAGGTCCGCACGGCCCGCCGGCTCGGCCGGCTGCACGCCCAGATCGGGCGGCCGATCACCGCCTGCCCGTACAAGCCGGGTAAGGACGGTGCGCCGACACCGCTGATGGAGGCGTACGTGCACGGGTACAGGCAGGTCAAGCCGGGCGGGCGGGTGCGGTGATGGCCGGGTACATCGTCACCGGGTATGTGGACGGGGTCGCCTACACCGCCACGGTGGGTGGCGGTCCGTGGCCGAACGCCAAGGCGTCCGCGGGGGTGCTGTCCGGGCCGCCGCGGGTGGTCAACCTGGTTGCGGCGCGCGCCGGGGAGACCATCCGCAGGCCCCACCAGCCTCCGGTCACGGTGGATCTGGACGACCCGGATGCGGTTCTGGCGGCGTTGCGGGCGTGGACGCGGGTGTCCGAGGTGCAGCGGAGGTGACCTAAACCCCCTCTTCGGGGATCATCGCCGGCCGGTACAGCGGTGGTCTTTCCGAGGGGGTGGTCGTTGTGTGCGGTGGTTTCTGCGTCGGCTGCGGCGGCTGCATCGGCGGCTGACCTAGGCCGGCAGGGGCGGGGGCGGCCCGGTTCCGGGCCGCCCCTGCTTGTGTCCGCGCCGTGCTCCGAAGGGACGTTAGGGGGGGTTTGCGGCATCCTCCCCGCCCTGAACCATAACGGTGTCCGGGGAGGTCGGGGGATGCCCGGATTGGCGACGCTGGAGTACAAGGCGATCAGCACGGCCGCGCCACGGCCCGACGTGGGCACGTCGGTCGGCGAAGAGGGTGTGGTCGAGGCGCTGGTCGCGGTCACCGGTGTGCCGGACAACGTCGGGGACGTGATCGTCCCGGGTGCCTTCAGGGAGACGCTCGCCGTGCGCAAGCCCAAGGGGGTGTTTTCGCACGACACCACGACGTGGGTGGCGCGCACCGAGGTCGTCGAGGAGCTGATGCCGGGCGACCCCAGGTTGCCGAAGACGACGAAGGACGGCCGGCCGTGGCCGCGGCAGGCCGGGGCGCTGTACGTCAAGGCCCGGTTCAACCTGCGCAGTGATGACGGGCGTAACGCCTACGAAAACGTCCGGTTCTTCTCCGAGACCGACGAGTGCGAGTGGAGCATCGGGTACAAGGTGCCGAAGGGTGGGGCGCGGCGCGGCCCTGATGGGTTGCGGTACATCCACCGGCTGGACCTGTACGAGTACAGCCCGGTTTTGTTCGGCGCCGCCTCGCAGTCGATGACGCTGAGCGTCAAAGCCGGGGTTCCGGGGGTGGCCGACACCCCCTCGGATCGGGCGGCGGTGCGGCGGCTCAAGCGGTGGTATGTGCGCGGTGGTGGCGCGGCACGCATCCGCTGGGGGCAGCCGGGCGACTTCATGCGGTGTGTCCGTATCGCCTCCAAGCACATGTCCCCCGAGCGGGCGCGCGGGTTCTGCAACCTGAGGCATCAGGAGGCGTTGGGGGTGCCGCCGGGCAAGGAGCACAAGACCAGGTTCGTGGACGATGAGGACCTGGGGAATCTGCTGAAGAAGGCCGACCCCGACACCAGCGGTGGTGGTGGGGGGACGTTGCGGTTCGCCGGGCGTGTCCGCAAGCGGATCAAGACGCGGCCGGGTGAGCGGCCGTGGGGTCTGCTCCCCTCCCCCGGTGATGCCGCGGCGGCGGATGGTGAGCTCGACGAGCCGGACGAGGCCACGGCCGCGGGCGCGGGCGCGGGCGCGGCCGGGGACACGCCGGACGTGCCGGGCGCGCCGGATGTGCCGGATGGCGTGGCCGGGGACGAGCCCGACGCCGGCGTCGGCGACGGCGACGAGGATGAGGACGAGGACGAGGCGGCGGGCATGGAGACCAAACGGGATGCCCGTATCGAGCTGCTGCGCGCCGCCGGCGTCGACATCCCCCTGTCCCTGGAGGAGATCCTCGCCCGGATCGGCCGTGCCGTGGAGAAGTACTTCGGCGCGCACGACATCCCGGTCAGGGTGGAGGCCACCTACCCGGACACGGTGCTGGTGTCCACCTACTCGTGCGACTGCACCGTCTACCAGGTGCCGTACGAGATGGACGACGCCGGGAATGTCACGCTCGGCCGGCCCATCCTCGTCACCCCCGGCGACGGCCCCGGCGTGGACCGGCAGGACGTGGGGCGGGAGATCGGCGAGGTGGTCGCCGAACTGGAGGAGATGCTGGAGTCCAAGGCGGCCGGGCACGTGATCGGGCAGCGCACCGCCCGCAAACTGCGGTCCGCGGTGGAGACGCTGGTGTCGCTGCTGCGTGAGGCCGGGATCGAGATCGGCGGTGTCGAAACCCCGCCGTGGGTCGACCGGAACAAGCAGGTCGACCCGTTGCCGCCGGAACCCCCGGTGATCCCTGACTCGACCTCGGTTTCGGCGCTCCCCGTCGAAATGCGGTGACAAACCTGGTCGGAAACACCTGTGAAATGCCGTGAACCCCACCCGCGTCAACCCGTCTGACCTGCGGAAACGGACGTTAAGGCGGGTTTTCGCTAGCAACCCTGGATAGTCCAGGCGTCCCGGTGCTGACCGGGCGACGGATCGCGAACAAGGCAAATCCGGAACACCAGTCAGCAAACCGGGGGGGTTGCTGAGATGAGCGCGAGCGCGTCGCGTGCACGCCTGCGCGAACTCCAGCAGGCGCTCGAGACCAAGACCGCGGCGATCAACGACTTCGCGTCCAAGCGTCTGCGGGACGAGACCGGCCGCGGCCACTTCGTGGTCTCCAAGGAGGACCACGCCGAGTACCTCAAGCTGATCAACGAGGCCAACGAGATCAAGGGCCTGATCGACGCGGAGAAGAAGGCGCTCGGCCTGTACGAGTACCTCGACCAGCCGGAGCGTGACCCGGTGGCGGGGGTGATCGCCGCCCAGCAGGCCCGCGGCATGCAGTACAAGAGCCTGTCGCAGGCTTTCATCGAGTCCGAGGCGTATCAGGCGATGAAGGCCGCCGGCTTCCGGGGGGACGTCCGCGGCGTCGCCGAATTCAACCAGGGTCTTTACTCTTTCGAGACCAAGGACATTTTCACGATGTCCGCGGGCACGCATACCACCCCCGCGTTCGGTCACGGCCAGGACGTGGGTATCTCCGAGCGGCAGCGGCGCACTAACCGGGTGCGGGACCTGTTCCCCGCCGAATCCACGACCGCGAACATTCTCTACGGTATCCGCCAGACCGGGTTCACCAATAACGCGGCGGTGACGCCGGAGCGCACCGCGCAGAACGGCGGCCCGGCGACGGGCGGCCCGACCGACGTTTTCGGCAGGCTGCCGCAGTCGGCTTTCCAGTTCACGCCGTACACCGCGCCGATCGTGGAGATCGGCCACTACGTGCTCGTCCACAAGAACACCCTCGCGGACGAGAACCGGCTCCGCGGGATTATCGAGCGTGACCTCATCGACGGTGTGAAGCTCTCCGAGGATTACGAAATCCTTTTCGGTGACGGTGTCGGCGAGAATATGCTCGGCCTGACGCAGACGCCGGGTATCCAGCTTTACACCGGTCTTCCGACCGATAAAAAGACGGCGCAGATCCGCCGTGCGATGACGAAGGCGATTCTCGCCTACTACGAGCCGAACGGGGTGGTTCTTCACCCGCTCGATTTCGAGGATATCGAGCTGGAGGAGGACAAGACCGGCGCCTACCGGGTCGCCGTGAGCGTGGCGATCGGCGCGGAGAAGCGGGTGTGGCGGCTCAACGTGGTCGACACGCCGGCGATGCTGGAGGGTAAGTTCCTCATCGGCTCGTGGGGCTACGGCGCCAAGCTGTACGACCGCGAGCAGGTCACCGTTCAGGTGTCCACGGAGCACGCCACCGGTTTCACCGACGGCTACGTCACGATCAAGGCGAGCGAGCGTGTCGGCCTGGCGGTGGACCGGCCCGAGAGCTTCGTGTACGGCACGTTCACGCCGTACGACGAGAACGGCGGCGGCGGCGCGTGACCGTGACCGGCGGG